GATCGTCCTGCAGATGGGTCCTAAGTTCTGGCCGACCAGGTACGGGTTCGCCTGGGGGCCTGCTGTGATCACGCGCCTGTTCAGCATCGAGCGCCGCAAGGACGCAGGGCACTCCATCTGCGTGGGCATCGAGACCGGGCAGGTCCTGTCGCCGTTCGGAGACGAGCAGGCAGGCATTGAGCCGGGCGCCCGCAGGCACCGGCTGGAGGTCTACATCTCCCCCACCGGCTCCTCCGTGCGATGCTACATGGATGGCGAGGAAATGCTGACCGAGCGCCAGCGCAACAGGAAGACGAGATAAATGCCGCAGCTTCAGCCAGGGATGACCATTGCCGCGCGCCAGCAGATGCGCGATCAGATCCTGGAGAACCACCTGGCGCAGGCACGCTACCGGGCTTCGCTGGAGTTCCACACTGATACCTGCCGCCGGGCGCGCACGCTGGAGGACTTCGGCAGCACCTACGAGAAGTCGGTGACCCAGGAGCTGCACCAGAAGTGCCGTGGCGAGGAGGCCGGGCGCGGCGGAGGGTGCCTGTGCACCTGCCACGACGAGTATCCGGCAGCGCAGACTGTTTCAGGGGTGGTGATCAGGGCAGCTGTCGAGCCACCGATGCTTATCGGTGACAAGGAGGCATAACCATGTTTGGTATCGCCGCAGCCTTTCTGCTCGTCCTGTCCTTCATCATGAGCGAGGCTGGCTGGGGAAGCGGGCACTTCTCCGTCCAGGATGTTTTCCTCGCAGGTGCCGCTTGCCTGGCCATCCACCTGGTTTTCACCTGGGGGCACAGGGCGGGCAGCCACTTCAACTAGCTCAGCGGGTCTTCCGATTGGTCTAGCAGCCAACCGGGAGGCCCTGTTTCATGCCTGATGAGAACGGTGCAGTCAGTCTGGCTGCGCCCGCTAACTCGCCTGCCGGAGCAGTGGGCAGCGGCCTGGGCGCGAGCCCGCCTGGCGGCATGGGTGTCACAAGCCAGGGATTCGGCCAGGAAGGCTACGTCCTCAACACCGATGACGTAGGACCGCAGCCAAAGCCGGACCCAGCAGCTCAGAACTTCAGTGTCGGCGTCCCGTACTTCCTGCCTTTCGCCACTCCGTACCGCGATAGCTGGCAGGTCTTCCGGGAGGACCCGGTCACGGTTGCGCAGCTCGTGAGCATGCGCAGGCAGGATGGCCAGGCCCGGGCGCTATACCGATTGCTGACGATGCCTCTGCTCGCCGCCATGAAGAACGCTCAGGTGACCCCGGTCAAGGGCCAGGTCGGCGGCGAGCAGGAAGCGCAGTTCTGCCAGGACCTGCTCATGCTCCCCGCGTCCTCCGGCGGCATGACTCACTCCTGGCACCGCTTCGTCAAGCAGATGCTGCTCGCTCTCTTCAACGGGTTCAGCGCCTGGGAGATGGTGTACTGGCAGCCGACCACCGGGCCGTGGAAGGGCAAGTACACCCTGCGCAAGCTGGACTGGCGTCCCTCCGACACCCTGACGTTCCTGCTTGATGGCCAGGGCGAGTTCAACGGATTCCGGCAGCGCACGTTCTTCCAGGGCCGCACGATTGACGTCAAGATCCCCAAGGACACCGCGCTGTACTGGGCGCACGAGGAAGCCGAGCGTCCCTACTACGGTGTCTCGATGTTCGAGTCCGCCTTCTATCACTACGACAAGAAGGTCAAGCTCTACTACATCGCCCACCTGGCTGCGCAGCGCGCCGCCGTGGGCCTGCGCGTCGGCACCATGCCGCCCAACCCGGCCGCCAACGACAAGAACAACTTCGTGCGCGGCCTGGCCGACCTCGGTCTGGCCCAGTACATGGTGCTCCCGTCCGCTGACTGGATGGTGCAGTCCCTCAAGGAAGAGGGCAATTTCGACTTCCTGGGGATGATCAACCACCACAACAGTGAGATGAGCAAGTCCGTCCTGGCGCAGTGGTTCGACCAGCAGCAGGGCGGCGGCCAGGGCGACAGCTCCCTGGTGGACTTCGGCAAGTCCTCCGACGTGACCTTCATGATGATGCTGGACGGCATCCTGGAGGAGATGTCCGAGGTCATCAGCCAGCACATCTTCCCGCGCTTCATCGACTGGAACTTCGGCTCCGGCAAGTACCCGGAGTTCAAGTGGGGGCCGCTGACTGGCGAGCAGAAGGCCGCGATTCAGGACACCTTCGACAAGCTCGCCATTGCCGGGCAGCAGGCCAACATCACGCCCGAGTTCATGCTGGAGCTTGAGCGCCAGATGGCCGGGGAGTTCGGCTTCGACATCGACTACGACACGATTGAGAAGGAGCAGGCGCAGCAGAAGAAGCAGCAGCAGGCGATGCAAGCCGCTACGCAGAAGGCCCAGCTCCAGGCGATGCAGAACCCGCAGGCGAATGCCGCTGGCGGTACTGCCGGAGCCGGGGCGCCCGCAGGTGGTGCAGGCCAGACTGCCGGAGCTGGTGCCGGTGCCGGAGCAGCTAGCTCAGCTCCGATGAACACGCCCAGCAATCTGCTGCCGTCAGGCTTCCAGGCCAAGGCTGCCGCGTGACCACGCCAGAGTGGAACGAGGGTGAGGTCGCGCTCACCGAGCTAGCCCGTGACCTGGTCGAGAACCTGGCCGGTGGCAGGCTCATGGAGCTGGCGCTGGCCGCGCAGCAGTCCTCGCCCGGACGCGATCTGGCCAACGTGAGGTGGCAGCGAGGCAAGGGCTCCAACATCGGCGGCCGGACCGTCCAGCGCGTGCTTGCACACCCGCAGTCCCCGACCGTGCTCTACGACCTGGGCCAGGGCCACTTCGCAGAGGGCGAGAAGGGCAAGGCTCCCGGCACCGTCATGCACAGCGAGCAGTTCACTCCTGAGGCCCTGGCTGAGAAGGGCTGGGCCGAGCAGCAGGTACCAGCTGCAGGGGACCCGGCTACTGGTGGCGCCGTCAGCGCGCAAGCGCAAGGCGGACAGAGGGTGAGTGAGCCGGGCAGGGAGAGTGGCGAGCCCGCCAGCGGTCAGCGTGCCGGGGCTCCTGGGCAGACTCCCGCGCGCAGGCCTGCGCCGAGACCAGACCCGGCGCAGGTCACCGGCAAGCTCGCCACCGAGATGGCCAAGGGAACAGCCACCGACGAGCAGGGAACACTTGATGGCCACGGCCAGATCTGGCACCCCGACCGTGCTGTCCTGCACAACGAGATAGTGCAGAAGCACCTGGAGGATGCTACCGAGGTGCCCAGCCAGGGCAAGGCGATCCTGACTGGCGGCCTGGGCATGCACCGCACTGGCGAGCTGGCCAAGGCCGGAGCGTGGGACCCCAAGCGCTATGCCTCCGTCTGCCTGCACCACATCACGGGCGAGCTGGCGGAGAAGGGCCTTGTGCCGGAGGTTCCCGGCCTGACGCCGGAGCAGTCCGGCGTGCTGGTGCACCACGAGGCTGCGCACGTAGCCAGCCTGGTCTCCTCCGCGCTGGCCGCACGGCGCAAGAACCAGGCCATCTGCGGTTCGATGACTGACCCTGATGTCGTAGGCGAGCGCGTGAAGCGCCTGCGCTCGGCTGGGTACGGAGAGGTGCGCGGAGTCCACATCCACACCCCTGTGGACAAGGCTGCGGAAAGAGGCGCCGCCGCTGGCAACCCGCCGCTGGCGTACTGGGACATGGCGGGCAGCCACGGAGCCGACGATTCCAGCAAGGGCTTCGAGGACTCCAAGAAGCACTTCGACGGCTGGGAGCACTGGGACCACTCCGGTCCTGGCCCTGTGCGCAAGAAGCGCGGCGGCAAGCCTGCGTCTACCGGGCCGTCGAGCGTGGAAGACCTGGTGGCTGGTAATGGCTGACGACCAGACGGTGCGCCTGGGCACGATCCTGAGCTGGCTGTCCAACGGCAGGATCACTACCCAGCAGGCCGCTGACCGGGTGCGCACCCTGCACTTCCCGGTACCTGAGCCGCACGCAGTGGGCGAGCGCTTCAACGAGCACGTCAAGTCCGATGTGGCGCTGCCCAGGCACGGCAGCTTCGCGGAGATCTCGGCCGCCTTCGCCGGGGGCAAGATCGACCATGGCCAGTACAAGGCGCTAGCTGAGGCCGCGCAGCAGGCAATGGCCGCTGATGGCTCTACCTGATGACCAGCGCCTTCGTCTGCGGACACATCTCGGGGCAGCCGTCCGCACAGCCTTCCGCCAGTTCGGTGATCACGCTGCCCTGATCACCCGCACCAACCCGCTGGCGACCGCTGACCAGGTCCTCAACCGTGACGACGTCCAGCAGAACCGGACCGCCGGGATCAGGGCAGCCGAGAC